CATCGCACCGAGCCCACGCCCAGCCACTCAAAATCCATCCACAAAATTTGCGGGTGCGTCAGATCAAGGGTATACCCTGATGCCCCGGTGCCATCCAGCTTGTCACCGTTCCATGTGGACTGAGCCGCCGCCCTTGCATCGCTTGGGGTGCCAGAAGTGTTTGAACGCAAGACAAAAGAGTTGACGCCAGCCGTGCGCTGGAAGAACACGCCGTTTTGAGTGTTGAAATAGCCGACCTTCTGGTTTAGGTTAGCCGAGCTGCCGTTGTCCATGACAAACGTAGCCAGCACCAACAATCCCTTGCCGGGTTGATAGATCATGTTGCGGTAGCTTTGACGGACAACCGAGCCCACACCACCCGCAGTAACGGCCATGCTGACGCTGGCCTGATTGGAGTTAAACGTCGTGGAGCCTGTGCCCGAAGTCGATGTGCTGAACTGGTTGTCCGCAGCGTACCGGCTTTGGCTGTCAAACAGGGTATAGGGTTGGCTTACCCGCTGACGGCCAAAGGCATCCAGCGCCGTTGGTGGGAACGAAATGGGTACGGTTGTATCTGATGCCACGAGCTGCCCCAATATGCTTTGTAAGCGGTTAAAGTAAATCCGCAAGACGTTGTTAAGTTGGTCCTGATACGCCTTGTCGTACTGGTTCGTTGCTTGCGGCAGCGCAGGAGGCGCAATTCGCAGCAGCTCGTATTCGGAGGTAACGATCAGGGTCATCTTGCACCATCAGGTCTTATGTCAATTCTAGGTGCGCCTACTTGCCACGCCACTCCAAGCCCGGTACTAGAAATTCTCATCGCCATCTGGCGGGCTCGGATGCGAGTGTAAACCTGACCCGTATATTGCTCAACCGGCAAGTTGACCGTTCGGGTAACCGTGGCCTCGTTGGTCAGCCCGACTGAGGCCGGATTGGTATAGCCCGAGCCCGAGTTCTTCAATGGCAGCAGCGACATCACAATCGAAGGGTTTTGCGCGGTGGAGTCCCGGAACGTCACATCCGGCAGCATCCGCCACACAAACGCAAACTTGTGCCCGTCGTCCAAGTCAAACTCGGCAGAGGTGATGTAAGCCGCCATAGCCACGGGTGTGCCGTTTAAATTGTCATCGTTTCCAACTTCATGGTTGACCAAGTTGTTTACGTAGGTGGCGGCAATAGGCCCGGCTTGCAGGCCAGAATCCAGCCATGCAGTGCGCCCCATGTTGCCGTAGTACCAAATGTCTTCCAGATAGTTATAGACCGCGTACCGATCCAGAATTACCGAATTGCTTGAGCAGTAAAACCACCAAATCTCATTAAACCCCTCGTTGGTTCCGCAGACCACTTGCGCCAGTTGCTGGGGGTTGATGTCGCTGAAGATGTATTGCCGAAGGTCGCAACGCAGTGTCTGGGTCCGGCCATCGTATTTGTAGAACTTGTCCACCCCCATCCAGTAAGAGACACCAGCAGCCAAGCTCACTGCATTTGGGCCTGCGATGGAAATGTTTTCGCCCACAAGCTGCGCACCCCAAACCGAGGGAGCGCCAAGGTATTGAAGCGAATACAAGGCTGCGTCCGTCCACACCAAAAGCTCCTGCCGAGACTGAAGCCGGGCAACAATTTCCGAGCCTTGGGATAGGCGCAGGCTGCCCGCTTGATTGGTGGGGGCAGGCGTCCAGTCCACGGCGCTTTCTTGGTCGGACCAGCGAATCAACATGGGGTCGAGAGCGCCGGAGCCCAATTCATTGCACCCAAAAGCAAACACAAACCGGCTAATGTCTGACACGTAAGCGCTGTTGACGACGGTTGGAACATCGGATGCGCCTGTCAGGGTGCTGATGTTTACCCCTCGGTTGGCAGTCACTCCAGCAGATGCGTTCCAGTAGTACAACCCGCCGCCGCGAGGGCAGTAAATCAAATCTTCGCCAAAGTTGCTTTGGCTCCAAATACGCAGGGAGTCGGTAGATGAGCTGCCCACGCCCCATGCGCCAGTACCCCAAGCGCCCGCACCCCATCCGGTCAATGGAACCACTACAGCGGGTCCGATGTTGACTTGGTAGGCTGCGGTTACAGTGCCCCCGCCAGTGGCCGTGGACGCGGCGTTGCTGGCTGCCGTGATGGTGTAGTCCCCGCCGCCGATGGAGGTGATCTGGTACTCACCGTTTAAACTTAAACCGCCTACGACAGTGGCACCGCTGAAAGTCACGAAGTCCCCGTCAGAGTACCCGCCTGCTGCGTCAGTCACCACAACAATAGGAGAGCCACTTGTGGTGGCAAATGGGTTGGTCAAGGTTACCGTGGCACGCAGCGGTGTGATGTCATAGTAGTTACCGCCTTGGTTTACGTAAAACTTCAGGTTTGTCCCCACTCCCAACAGTTTGTTACCCCCTAATGTCACCCAGTTGTTGAGGGACCGGCAAATGCCAAGGTAGTAATTTGTTGAATACGGAGCCCACCCGCCCAGCTTTTCAGCCGAGCCGGAGCGGAAGCGAACCTTGTCGCAGTCATACCAGCCCGCAGCATACGAGCCGTTTACACCCGTTGGACCGACGTTCTCGGACAGGTATCGGGTGTTTTCACGGGCTACGCCGGGTCTGACCAGTATTTTTTTAAGTGGCACGGTTTACCTCACTGTTGCGACATTTTCGCACTTAACTCAAAAAAAGGGAACGCTCGGCCTCTCGGCGCTTGACCAGCCCCGGCAAAACCTTGCCCCCGCCCTTGTTCCAGACCCTGAACGCATCGGCTGCGCCTTCCCAATCCCCACGGTTGGCCTTCATACGGATGGTGCTGCGTTGAAGGTTGCCTAGCCCGAAATTGAAGGAAATACTGACCAAAGCGTCAAAGCTGCCTTGACGGCCAGCAACGCCGGGAACAAGTCGTAAAACACCGCGTTCAAAACTTGCAACGTCAGTTGCGAATAATTCCTCGATTTCCTGTTTCGTCCAGACACGGTTGTCCTCCGGTTTCAGTGGGTATTCCTTGCGGATCATAGGGATGTCGGCTTTGGTCTTGCCTTCTGGCCGGACCATGGGAAGCCTGATCTGCTCTTGGTACAGGACATGACCGTAGCCAATCGTCCAAATGTGAGCGGGGCACAGGTATGGTTTGTTTCTGCACCCCTCGTACTGGTGCATCAGGTCAGCGCCAGCTTTGGACAACTTCACTTCTTGCTCCAAGTGCGGGACCCAAACCAAAAGCCCAAAATTCCGCCCAACATGGCCATTTCATCAGAGCTGAAGATGATGTCGGAGTAGCGGATCACATCGTCAATACCCGTGATTAAGTCTGGCCGCTGCCACAGGTACACCGCCATGAAAGCGTTGATTGCCACCAGCTCAAGCACGAAGATGTAGGTGACTGTGGGGCGCACAGTGCCCACGTAGTTGGCAACCCACTTGCTGGCCTTCTCAAGCACCTTCTCGTCGTGGGCCAAGGCAGCTTCAGTCATCCGGGCATCGGTCTCCATTGCCACCTGCTCAGTGCGGATTTCCTCGACCTTGGCTTGGGCGGCAAAACCAGCGGCAGCCAGTTTAAGTTCTCGCTCAGTCTGCACTTGAGCCAGCGCCAGCTCGTGCTTCTGGTCGGCCTTGTTCTGGAAGTACTCCAGCAGTTTGGGAAGGCCGGAGATCAGCAGACCCCCAAGAGTGGAAAATAGTGAAAGCATCAGTTACCCCTTTTAGTCAACATGGCGCTGGCGATCTCCAGCATGAACTTGGTTTGCTCTAAACTTTCGGGCTGCTGCGCCCACCCCACCGTAATCTGTCCAACAAACCGATGGTTGTCAGGCGGCACGCTTATCCGGCAGGTGAAGGTCACACCTTTTTCGATGTACCACAGCCCTACCTCGGACTGAGCGTACCGGTACTCAGAGCAAGGAATCTCGTTGGTCATTAGCTTAACTACATCGGCATTGTTGGCTGCGTTTTGACTGAACAACCCGACATCAATGTCTTCAATCGACTTATCCCGCCCGTCCTTAGTGTAGGCTTTGTACAACACTCGGCTGCCAAAAAGCGGGTTGACCTTGAAGACCGCCACCACGGTCGCGCCAGTCTTTTTAAACAGCATGGCGCTGGCGTCATCTGCCCGAGAAGTATTGATCTCCGGCAGCTTCTTGGACTCTGTATACGCATCGCGCATGAACTCTTGGTTCTGCCAGAGAAAATACCCGGTAAACGCAATGACACCCATCAGAATGATGGCAAACAGTTTAAACGGCGAGTCCACATACCCGAGCACCTTGTCGAGCGTTGTGTTGGCGTTTGACTTGTCATCACTCACCGCAGATACCTCATGTACAGCACAATGCCGTAAATTATCAGCGCGGCCAAGACAACAGACGCTATACCAAGGGCAATGTACTCAACCATCCGTGCAAGGCTTTCTTGGCGTCTTTGTGCTTCACGCTGCGCCTCTTCTTTGGCCTCCCTGCGCTTACGGGCAGCTTGGGCTTGGAACTTTTGCCAGTCACCCCACATGCCCGGACGGCCAGCATAGACCATGCGCTCGCGCAGTTCTTCTTCCTGTTGCCGGAGTTGTTCCAGCGCCATGAACTCCTGAAGGTCGGAGCCCCCACCCTTTTTGGTGGCCTGTTCTTGAATTTTGGCCTTGTTGTCGAAGTAGTCGAACACTCGGGAGCCGAGCTGGTGCAGCTCCTTGCCGTTAGCCAGTGCGCCCTTGATTACTGCGAAGGCTGCGTTCGCCGCTGCAATCTCTGCCAACATACCTTACATCCAATAAAAAAGGGTTGCCCTGACAAACAAGACAACCCCTGACACAAGGGCTGCTGCCGCTATGAACGACAACAGCCAGTCTCGCATCTTAATCCGTGCCGCCTGCGGCGACTTCTTCAGGCATAGCTTCCTTGGGCACTTGAACCTGCGGAATGGCTTGCTCCTGAATGGCTTGGATCAAACTGGTGACCTCTGCGTAAGGGCGGGTGCCCAAGTATTGCAGGATGCCGTTGACCAAACCCAAGGACAGGGTGATGTTTTGCTCGTTCATAATTTTCTCCAAAGCAGTGCGGTAAAGGGGCCGCACGAAACCCCATGAACGCGATTATGCCGCAG